ATAGGTTCACATGACCAAGAGTATACAACACCACTATCACGTAGTCTTTCTACATAATTAGCGTGTGGTACGTAGTCACCAAATTTACCTGCTGGTGCTTTACGCACTAGATTTGCAGGAAATGGGGACAACAATTCATCGTTATTCATATAACTTTCCTTTCATTTATTTATTGAACGCTTCGATAAGGCGTTCAATAAATATGTTACTTTATTTCTATGTCTTCAAGTCTAGTCACACCTGGTTCTATAGGTATAAACTTAACTTCACCATTGATTTCAATGACAAAGAAAGGTTTTGAACCTACACCACCATATTCAATTGAGACTATCTTTGCAGAATCATCTTTTGTATTTAACATACTATATATAGTATACCTATACTTTATCTAGTTTTACAAGGTATTCAGCAGTAACTCCGTGTCCTGGTTTACAGAACAATAACCACTGACATGGCCTACCCATAGAAGCTAACTGCTCCATTGCATAACTATTGTAGCTTTCTGTGCTTCCATTTACCCATAAACGTACATCATTTACGTACATTGTAGTGGGAGTATGGAAGTGTCCAGCTATTGCATAGTCAAAATCAGGCATTAAGTCCCTAGATGCTAGTGCTTTCCAGCCTAATAGCTTCTTTCCGAACCCATACCATGGGAATCCACTGTGTCCTCTTACATTATCTCCATGCCAGACAAAGAATTTACAGTCTTTTCCTAGATTTGCTATAGCAAACCAGTGTTCTTCTGTTGTACTGTCTGGTACATGAAATGATATTCTATTATCTCTTTCATACACCATAGACATTATCTTTCCTAGCATACGGTCACTGTTACTATCTGGGTGATAGTCTTTTCTGGCTCTTCCGCCTAGAGAACCATGATTACCTATAACCCAAGTAACTTCTACTTCTTTAAAGTTAGCAAGTAATATATCAAAGAATTGAGTAAGTATCCTAGGGCCATCAATAGTTACCTGCTTATACAAGCTTGAATCTATTAAATGGGATTGTCCTGGGAATATTAGTTCACCTTCAACTATATCTCCTGCTACTAATACAGCACACTTGTTTACTGGGTGTGCATTTCTTTGCAGATTAGCTAGTTCCACTATCTTATGTGCGTATGCTACTACTCTATCTTCAGCAACATCACTGTTATAATCAGGTGTAACTTTAGCTAATTGTATATCTGATAATATAGCTACAGCAATTTCTTCATTCTTATTGGTTTTACTTAGATTTGGTTTAGGAATCTTAGGTTTATCCCAAGTAGAAATGTTCATTCTAATAGCATCAGTCATTGCTTCAATCATGTCAGCTTTTTTATTCTTTAGCTTATCTAATTTTTTAAGCAACTTAAGATTATCAGACTTTAGTTCTTGTATTTTTATAGATTCAGCTTCTGCAATAAGCTTATCTACTTTTTTATTTGCCATGTTCTTCTGCCAGATTCATGAAGTGTTTACGAACAGCAGTTTCACTTATCTTAATACCATATTCTTCACGTAATAATCTATGAATTACATATGGTTTTAATTGGTGTCCTGCTTTGACGCGTTCTTCGCATCCCTGCCAGAAAGGCATAGCTTCATCATTTATCCTTTCAGATACTGATGATAGTTTTCCTGTTTCTGCTTCTTTCAGCAGACTATCTATATCTTTCATACCTTTCATTTTATATTCATTTATTAATATTACAAGTATTTAACTTAACTAATGCCTGACAGCAAAGCCATGAGTCACAGTGCGGCTTGGCAAGCAAGCACGAAGACGATTGGCTAAGGCTGGATAGGCATTAGTTAAAGTAGTGTTCACTATAGGTCACTATTGACATGATGAATAAATTTTACCTTGTTGCAAGTTCTCTTTGCACTCTATTCTACTTCAACTAATTTTAGTGATATTTAAGCAAAGGAAAGGAACTCTGCCACACAATGTGTTACATCACTCCTATTACTATACTAGATTTAGTTTTAAACCATAAGTTTTTACTTCTTCAATATCTTTTAGATTTATTATTTGATGTTTTCTGACTTTGTCATAACATTCTTTTAATAAATTAAAACCATTGGAATTATTTCCTGCTCCAAATACATACATATCTGATACCCAGATTCTTCTAGCTGGCATAGATGCTAACCAATCCAATGCTGGACCATCAACTACGTTACCTCTACCACTCCAGATATCTAACTTCTCTTCTGGTACTCTCATACCATTTCTAGCTATAATCCATAAGTCACCTTGTAGATGACCACCGTTATACATAGCTATAGTTGCAGCAGGTAATATCTTTAATATCTCTAAGATATCATCACCATCAAAATGCATAGAACCAGAAGCATCAATGAGTATTGTTCCTCCTAATACATTTAGTTTCTGTTTAAATATCTTTTTATCTACACAGAATCTATTAATGTATTTTGGATTATAACCAAAGTCCATAGGTCTATATTGTCTACCACCTTTAAGTCTGCCTTGTAAGTTAACAGTTAATGGTGGTTTGTGTGTTTCCATAGTACCCCATGAACCCATACCAGTACCACTCTGGTAGTTCATTCTCTTAATAAGGTCTTTACGCATTCTTTTTTCTAAGAATTCCGTTGCATCACCAGTACCACTGAATGATTCTTCACCTTCTTCATACTCTTCTTCATCTGATTCTTCATCATCAGACTCTTCATTGCCATTAGATGGTGCTAATTCAGATTCAGGTATGTATATATCTTCTAATTTAGGTTTTTCAATAAACTCTTCTAAGATTAGAGATAATTTTTCTGCTAATTTTTGAACTTTTCTATAACTAATTGTTCCATAACTATCGTAATGGGCAACAAGTTCTCTGTAATAATTCAATATTATTTCTTTAACAAAAGTTATCTCTGCCTTTCTTATCTCAGTTATTTGTTTACTATCTATTAACTCCCAAAATAATTTCTCAACTATCTCATACTCTTTACACCAAGCTTTATCATAACCTCTATACATTTGGTCATTAGGAGTTTTTATTTCCCACATACCTGCCATGGTGAATAAAATAATATCAGTTAAGCTACCTTCATAAACTATTTGTCTTGCTTGTTCTTCTATTTTGTCTAAACAAATTACAGGTTCATCAATACCAACCATATTTTCACACAGTAAAAAGTTAATCCTTATTTCTTCAAGTACTTCTACTGCTTCTTTTCTTACTTCTGGTTTTAATTTCCCCATAGTTTTGGGTGACCATTTAGCATGACCTAATTCATGTCTTCTGATATACCTACTATGATTTATCCCACAATTATTACATTCCCTATCTAAAGGAACATACATTTGTCTATTAAGATTATCAGTTTTAGGTATAGGACTGTTCTCTGTGGTTTGATGAACAGTCCATGTTTCACCAGTAACAATTTCAGGATATGGATATGCCTTATTCACAACAATCACATCCTCTTCCCATAGCTTCCATGTTTACTTGTTCATGTAATGTAAATGCACCAACATGTTCACCATGTCTTGCACATCCAATCAGCATTTGATTGTCTATGTTAATTCCTATCTCTAGGTTTCCATATTCTCTTGGTGACATATCATCTGGCAATTCTTCCATACATAAAGCACAACTCATGTAAGCTATCATCTCTTTCGACTTAACTTCTTCCATTATTGAACCTGTGATAATTCAACAGCATCTACTAACTCTTCTGCTTTATCAGAAAATATTAATTTAGCTGCCATTTCAGGTGTAAATCCTTTTTCTTGTAGGTCAAAGAATTCACGCCATGCTCTAATAGATATTCTTTCTTCAGCATCTTCTACTAGAGATGTATCGTTGATAACTTTATGCCATTCTTCTGGAAAGCCTTCCATAGCTTTCGGATGAATTGTATCAACATGTATTTTGACAGGAAATCTATCTTTTAACGCCAAAGGTAATGATTCAGGTGGACTGTTAGTTGTTGCTACAACCTGGAAACCTTCTCTAGGTTTAACAGTTTCTTTTTTGTCATTGTTTAGTGTTAACATAGCGATATCTTGGTCGTCAAGAATAGCATGTAAAAATGTCATAGCATCTGGTGATGCATGGTCTATCTCGTTAATAACAAGACGACCTCCATTTTTCCATGACTGTATAGCTATACCGTCATGCCATTCAAAAGCACCAGTACTACTTGGTCTATAAAAACCTTCCAAGTTTGCACTAGCAGTATCTTCTGTCATAGTTATTTGATAGATATTATCTATCTCTTTTTTAGCTGATTTACTATACGCTTGTGGCGTATTAGTTTTAACAGCACTGTACGTTTTACCTGTACCAGGTGGGCCGTAAAGCAACACTCTACGGCTCTGCCCTAATACAGATTCTACTAATTCCCAGCAATCAATTGCCATAATTAGCTCCTTTCTATCTGTATTTATTCTTCTTCTCTATTTTTAAGAAAATCTTCAATGTCATCTGGCATACTTTTCATATGTTTAATTACATTGTCTTCTGTAAGAACATTAAGAGTTTCTTCATCTTTAATTAATGAAGCTTGTATAGAAGTTGGATTAACCAACAACCATCTAGCTATCATTTGTTTGTCTTCCAACCATTCAGCAAATTCCTTTACAGTTTCTTTTGTAAATTGACCTTCAGGTAATATTTGTGGATAATTACTCATAGCTTCAGCTTTAACCACAAAATCCATTTCCTGTGCTAAATCAATTGCTTCTTTTAATGAACGTGCAAATACTTCATATCTATAAGCATGTGCTTCGTCCAAATCGTCATTCTCATCTTCATTCATTCTGTGTTGTTGTAGCATATGGTCTCTAAGATATACCAAAGTTACTTGATACTTCTTAGTTTTTCTTTTACCTATCTCAATAACACTTCCATTTATGTCCATGATTTTTCCTTTCTTATTGCTATATAAATAGCTTGTAACACACAGTAAGGTAGGATTCCAACCTACAAGAGTAAAGAGAAGATAATTTCTTATTACAATTACGCTTAGGTTTCATACTATGTATTACAAGCTATCTACTTTCAGTTGTTAGGATTAACAGGGCATCGTCTTACCTAACTCTTATTTATAGATAGCCTGTAGCACACTATACAAAAGGGTAGGTATCACGGTACCTGTTTTAGTACTATATGTGCTACAAGCTACCTACATTAGGTTATCTATTGCTAGATAGTTGGCGGTTATTCACTTGCGTGAAGCAATACCAACATGTAGATAGCTATTTATTAATAAATCATTTCCATTCTTGCTGGGATAACGAATTTGTAATTACATGGGTCACAACAAACACCTACTGAAACAGGTTCAGCATTGTTTGGATAACCTTCAAATTCTTTATCACAAATCCAACATGTGGAACTACTCATTTTCGTTTGCCCATTGGGACTTTGTGAATATAGCTGGTCTATGTGAAGTAAAAGTAAAACTTTTATCATCATCAGCTAATGATACTAATTCATCTATCTGCTGAGTTGCATCTAGAATATCTATATCATTATTGAAATAAAAGTCAACTGTTAAACAGTTTTCTTTTACTCTATCATTTGTGTCAACCATTTCATATATATCGTTAAACTGCATATCCCTCCTTAGTATTCATCTCTTAAATAATGTGCGAGATGAAAATTACAGTATTGTGATTTCATAGATACGTTTGCATCGCATCTATAAACTTCACATTGTTTTTTGTCGTCCAATTATTCTTCTTCACCTAAATCTATAGTAGCTTTATCTTTAGGTATTAAAGCTTTGATTTCCTGTGAACCGTCTTCATTTGTAACAATTACAGGTATGAAACCAAATCTTTCTTCTAATTCTTTGATTAGAACAATACCGTCAGCTTCGCTAACTGATAAATCACTCATTGTTTAACTCCCAATCTTCATTCATATCATTAGATAGTTGAACAAGCATAGATACTTTACTCTCTAGCTTGCCAAGTCTTTCTTCTGTATTTTCTATAAAATAAACCATAAGTTTAATGGCTTCCTCTATGTTATCAAGAGTTTCAACTAAGTTTTTCATTGTTGACATATTTATTCCTTTCATAAGTAATATAAATTCATTCCTGCAAGTATTAATACTGCCCAAATGAATTTTAATGTGTTATTCATTTTGATATCGCTTTGTCAATTTGATATCTAATTGCTTCATGTTCCATAGCACAAAATTGTGTAATTTCAGCTCTAGAACCATTATTTGTCCAATCTTGTAAATCATTTAAAGCCCAAGTTATCACTTCAACAGCTTGTTCTTTAGTTAACTGATTTAACATGTCATCTAGTTTTATCATAGTTTCCTTTCAGTATTTATATTACTAAATAATATAAACTGCTGTCCGAAAA